GTTCGGAAACGTAATCTAAACCTTTGGTGTTGAAGGTTTTCTTAACCATAGCACGATTTGTACTTACGTGCTTACCCATTGTCATATTAATACATGCATATCCTATATTCATAGGTACTAATATAGTAAAAATAATTTAAAACACCAAATTTTAATAAATTTTGATATTTTCTTCTTGGGATTTGATTCTATTAAGTTCTCTGACAGAACCATTTTTGTTATTTATCCAGTATTGGACTGCTTTTGGATTATTTATCCACAACTTTGTATTATTCCACGGAAATTCGGGATGCATAAACTCTTCCCACTTTAAGTTTAAAGATTCGTTATCACTTTCGGAAATATTTTCCACTATAACCGGGGTTTCTTCTTCAATTGGTAAATTTTTTCCACTATCTTCGGTGTTTTGTGAAATATTTTCCACTAAATCCTCCTTTTTATCACCATAAACCTCATATAACCCCAATTTTTGGTCATTTTCCATAATTTCGGTTAAAATCTCTTTTTGTTTTCTTTTTTTATCCGAAACTAAACCATTGAATGCGATAATTAAAGCAACTGCCAATGGATCAAACACAATTACAATTAAAAATATGAAGAATTTTACAACATTTTTTAATTCCATACCAAATGCTTCCGCAACGAAACGAAATCCACCTACCTCCTTCTCTAAATCTAAATTGGCGAGTTTAATTTCGTTGATTTTTTCTGTATTTTTAGCATTTTCCTCTTGTAGTTTGGATATTTTATCATTTATTTTTGATATCTCTTTATCTCTATTATCAATAGAGCGAATAAGACGTGAATTTACCTTACCCTTATCTAGTAAAGTACCAGAATTTTGCTGTAAATTGGATATTTGTACGGTAAATTGATTAATTTGTTCCTCATTTGTGGTAATTCTTGTTTGATAAACGGAAATCTCTCTATCCACTACTTGTAACTTTAAGGATTGTGCCTGAAACGCATTCGAAAGATACCCAAAAATACCGGCAGAAGTGATTAACATTAGTACGGCTACCGAAATTGTTAGATACCACTTATTAAAGCCACCAATTTCAGCCCATTTTTGTTTTAAATAAGTTGCTGCAACTAATTTTGCTAATTCCAGTGCAGATGCCATTATCATTACCGATAATGAAGCTCCGGCGAATAATACACCCAATCCAGTTACGGAAAAATAAGCTGCACATCCAGCGATAATTAGTGCGGAAAATCCGACTAAAATTTTAAGCCAATTCATATTATCTATTTATTGAAACCAACTCTGCTACTCTTTCTACCACTTTTCTTGCATCTTCAATTGTGGTATTGACTTCGGATGGTGATAATTGTTGAGCACCATTGGCAACATTTTGAATTATACGTAATTTACCATCTAACGCCTCTAATAGTGTTTGTATTTTTTCATCATATATCATAGGTATAAATATTTTATTTTGATCTTTTTAAAAAAAAATAAAGGTAAGAGTATTACTTACCTTTATCAAATATACGAAAAATAACCGATTTTACCAAAAAATTCTAATGTAATTTATATATTTATGTCTATGAAAACCATACTACAATCAATCAACATTGATGAATTATTAGATATAGATTATTACATAGATGCAACAGAAAAACTGATAGTTCTACTTCACATAGTATCTAAAGATCCGATTGCAAAGTTGGCTTTATCAGTTGTTCTTTTCATAACAATTTTAAAAATTATACTTAAATATCGAAAAAAATAAAGAGTTAACTAACCTTTAAAGTTAACTTTTTTGGTTTTGATTCTTCTTTACGTTCAACTGTAATGGAAAGAATACCATTTTTAATTTCTGCTTTAGAATTTCTACCATCTAAATCTTTACCTAAAGAAATCGTTTCATTGATATTACCTACCAATTGGTTGTAAACGGATTCTTCTTCACCTTTTTTTGCTTTTACTTCAATCTTATCTTCATAACAATTGATTTCTATATTTTTAGGATCATGTCCTAAAACCGATAAAGCAATTTCTGCCTTATCATCAATAATATCAACTGCAAACTTTGAAGGTACAAAGGTTGTAGAATAGTTTTTCCAAGTCGCTGTGTTGTTGTCATCAAATAACGAATTAAATAATTTGTCAAAATTTGTGTAATACATAGTTTTTAATTTTTTTAGTTAAACAATATATTACTAATATACAAATCTGATACCAACCCTAACTTTGTTACAAAAAACTGATAATTTTACCCTAACTTTGTTACAAATCGGAAAGTATGTCATTAAGATTTGACATCTTGTCTTTCGATAACGGTAGACATGTGATCCGCCCAATGCATGATGAATTGTAATTTACCCCTCAATTGCTTTTTAATATCATGCCCTGCTAAATACTTTTGGTTATCCTCATCATACATTCCATCGGTAAGTTTAATAGCAAAATATTCATTCTCATTATACTGAATACCATAATGATTCAAACTATAAAAGGTTCTATCGGTTAAAGACATATAAGAAATCTCTTCATTTCTTTTAAACACATGTCCCTTTTTCTTTTCCCAATCATTATCCGTTGGAATATAGTGCATTTGACCTGGAATACCCAACTTACCCAAATCGTGATGTAGACAACTAAATACTAACTCTTCATCGGTAAAATCTATTTTTCCACCGGCTTCTTCAAATAGAGCCTTCATTCGAAGGGCATTCTTTGTTACATTGAATATGTGGTCAATATAACCACCAACATATGCATTATGATAATAAATGGAACCTGATGCTGGTGATATTGTGAGATTTATCCCCAATTCATTTTCAGAATACATATGGAGTAATTTCTCCAATCGTTCTCCTTTGAAATATTTTTTAAGAATTTGAATGAATTTTTCGTAATTTGCTTTTAATTCTGCTTCTGTTTTTTGTTTCATAATTTTAAGTTTAGAGTTTAATTTTATATTATACTAATATACGGTTTTTTTTTCGGTTTATCAAATAAATCTTCACCTATATAATCCGCCGGCTTTCTATATCTGTTTTCATTTGATAGATAATCTACATAATTAAAATTTTCAATATTTAGTATATTTTTCAAATCCGTTAAAATGGTATTTGTATGGTATATTTGTTCATAAGTTATTTGATAACCTTTTATCGATTTAACCACATCTTTATCTTTCTGAAATTCTTTTTTTCTTTTTTGAATTAATTTATCATTTTTTATTAACCAATCATCATTTATTTTATATTTTGTGGGGCCCCAAATATCATTAACATCTGCCCACGCTTTACTTATTGCTTGTTCTGATATATCATCCCTTGTTAATATAAAAACAAAATCCCAATTTAAAGATAGCAAATCATCGATAGTTTGTATACTTTTACTATAAAACCATTCACCTTTATTTTTTTCAAATATCAATTTTGCTACTACGTTATCGGTATTTAAAAAATCCACCATTTTTGATGGATTATACATATTAAATGGTTCATTTATCCATTTATAATTGAGTTCTTTACTCAACCAGTTTGCAAATACGGTACTGCCTGTTCTTGGTTGTGCTATTATTAATATTCGCATTTTGAATAGAAATTAATTCTGAAATACTAAATCTTTTTTAGTTAATATATTATACAAAATCTCAACTTCTTCTTCGGTTGTTATTTCTGGCAAATCTTCATCAAATAATCTCATAGTAAATATGATATTTCCATTTTCATCAACAAATTCATCCGATTCTGAACTAAATAATGCAGGTACAGATTCTATGTCTAACAATTCTTCTTCACCAACATCAATTAGTGGAATTATATAATAAAAATAGGTTTCACCATCATCTGATACATCTATTCTATGCGATTTCCATTTTTCAAAACTAGCCTCCGTTATTGGGGTTTCTGGTACTATAATCATATTATTTTAATTTAAAATTTTAGTATAACCTATACTACTAACTATTTCAATTACTACGTTGTTCCAATCTTCTATCTCTACTTGTATTCTTTTATAATTTTGTAGCATTATACCTGATACTTTGTTATAGAACCATCTTGCCGCATATTTTGGTCTATCTACTTTTTTTGTAACATATAAATTGTAACCAAAACAATTAGTTTTATCAAGTTCCTTAAACCAAACATAACCTATTGCTCTACGATTTGAATATAATAAAAAAAGAGTATGTCCCTCATGTATTCTATTGAGTGCATCATTTAAATTAAACATTTTATCCCACTCATATTCTTCATTAAAGTAATTTATCAAAAGTTGAATAGTATCTTTATAACTTTCCAACCAATTTTTATTGTATATCTGAATTATGTGTAAATC